CTTGAAGTCGTTGTTGATGCTGAAGGTATGCCAGTTCTTACCGATAATGATGAGGTGACTTATGTCCAAGAAGAATTGGTTACAGTATCAGCAGTTGAGCCCTTAGAGGCTACTGTTGAAGTTACGGAATATCCTGATGAACCAGACGGTGAACCAGTAACTTCTACTGTCGAGAACCCTGAGATTACTCAGGATAACGCACAGCGAGCAGAAGCACAGGCAGTGGTTGATTCTACACCGCAACCAGTAATTGATAAAGCTGTGGAAGTCGCATAAATAGGAAATATTATGAGTAATGAGAAATGGCATCTATCAAAGAGTGTTAATTTAAGTCACATATTAGTGACGATGACTATCTTTTTAGGAGGATTTGTTTACGTCTCAAATATTGATAAAGAAGTCTCTAAACACACGATTCAAATTGAAGCAGTTAATGACAAAATAAACAGTATAGATACTAGTCACAGCATCTTATTCGACAGAATTGATACAAAGCTAGAGAAGATTTTCGACCTACTTTATCAGATGAAAGATAATAAATAATGCTGAAATCGGTTGAGAAAAAAATTATGTTATTTTCAGCCATTGTTGGTGTTATTACTGCGGCTGTGATTTCGATTATCAACTTGCTAGAGTCATCGATATGAAGATTGAACTTACAACTATTGTTCCGATTATAGTCTTAGCTGGAGGCATTGTGTTCACCTATGGGCAACTCACCTCTGAGGTAGAAGCATTAGGAGACAAGGTTGACAACTGGAAAGAATATAATGATTCAAGTATTATTTCGTTCGCTAATTCTAATCAGCGTGATATTCAAATTCTAGAAATGAAAATGAGAATGGCAGAATCAATGTTTTCTGAATACAATCGTAGCCAAGTGATGCAACAGAAGGGAGGTATCTAATGTTTGGATTGCCTATGGAAATAATTACTATGTTAGCTTCCACAGTTGGTGGAGCTGTAATGAGAATGTGGGGTCAGACTTCTGCTGATAAGGCAGACCAATGGAAGATGGTATTAGAAGCTGGTCGAGAGAATGAATTAGCACGACAATCAGCTAGAGAGTTTAAGAATCCTAATGCTAACTGGATTAGACGCTTCTTGGTTATATCTTTCATGGCTATGGCTGGTTTTATCTTGCTCGCTCCACTATTTGGGCAGACAACTACTGTCGGTGTAGAAGTTACTTCGGGATTTAAGTTCCTCTTTTTGGACTTCACTAACACAGTCACAGAATATATTGAACTCAATGGTGTAGTGACACCAGAGTGGCTTGGACACGCAATCTTAGCAGTCGTTGGTATGTACTTTGGTTCTTCAATTGTAAAGAATAGATAAATTAGCAAAAGGAAATAATAATGACATTTATAGAAACTATAAACGAAGTTTTAATAAGACTTAGAGAAGAAACTATTGGAAGCGACTGGAGTGGCAATCTCAATGATGCTTCATCCTCTATTGTTAATGATTATCAAAAAATGATAGGTGCTTTAGTAAATGACACCGTTAAAAATATTGAGGGCTACCATGATTGGTCATCAAACAGAACTACAGTGAATATAACTCCACTCCAAAACGCAATAAGTTTTAGTTTGTATCAAGGCACTTGGTATCACGGTCAAGACACTCAAATACTCAGTGTCTACAATGAGGACACAGGCACAGTATTAAAACAAGTAACAAAAGACTTCATCAACAAAAAAACTTACCCTGATACAGAAGAAGTTGGTGAGCCTCTTTATTACTATATTAAAGGTGTTGTTTCTTCTACCTCAAAAGAGCCTATCCTCTCTATTGGTATCTATCCTAAAACACCCTCTACTAACACCAACCTTTTAGTGGATATTATTGCGAGCAGTAACAAAATAACAGCTGCTGATACAACTGTTTTAATGCCGCCTCAGCCCGTTATTCTGGGTACTTGGGCGAGAGCTATTGCAGAACGTGGTGAAGATGGTGGTACACAAGCAAGTGTAGCAGCTCGAGAAGCTAGAGAATCACTTACTCATGCGGTTATGATTGATAATGGAAATACAGAATATGAAAACAACTGGTACGTTGTCTAATGGCTAAACAACTCACATATCGAAGCTTAGATAACATAGGAATTAATGGATTAAATACTCAGTTTAATCCTTTGACTCTTGATATTACTTGGCTTACTAAAGCTGAAAATGTTATGCTTAAAGAGACTGGCTCTTTGTCTGTCAGAAAAGGGCTGAAACAAAACATCCTCAAGACCTCTGCTAAGATAGGTTCAATGGTTGAGCATAACGACTCAGGCACAAATAAAGTCTTTGCCAGTGTCGGTACTAGTATCTACATCATTGATTTTGGCTCACCAGATGAAGCCTTTCCTACTGGCACTAAACACACCGTGTCAAGTTCAACCTCTGACTGGCAGTTTGTCAACTTTAACAACAAACTCTATGGTTTCCAGAATGGTGTTGCTCCTGTTGAGTATTCTGGTAGCTGGATTAATATGTCAACCAAACCATCAAGTGTATCAGGAACCTTTGACCCTTCTTGTGCCACAGGCTATTATGGTAGATTGTGGGTAGGTGGTGTCTCTGAAGCTAGAGATGTTGTTTATTACTCAGACACTCTGATTGGAACTGAGTGGCGCGAGGTAATAAACAATGTTGATACGTCAGCAGGTTACATAGACCTCAAGACCGTTTGGGGTACTGATGAGATTGTCGCTATTGCGCCTTTCTACGGGCAACTAGTTATCTTTGGCAAGCACAATATTGCCATCTATAACAATCCATCTGACCCTAATGCGGGTACAACAAGTCCAATGGCACTTACTGAGGTTATCAGAGGTATTGGCTGTGTCTCCAGAGACTCTGTTCAGGCAATTGGTGATGACCTTATGTTCCTCTCTTCTACAGGTTTACGTTCTCTATCTAGGACTACAGAGTTGGACAAAGTGCCACTGACAGAATTGTCTATAAATATTAAAGATACTTTAATCAGTAATATTAATAACAGCACTAATGTTAAATCAGTTTATGTTGAGAATGAAGGCATTTATGTAATGTCATTTGTGGATTTAAATATTACTTATGTCTTTGATATTAAACATGCAACTCCGAACAAAGCACCAAGAATAACTACTTGGACATTTACTGGAGACAGACATCCTACTTGTTTGGCATACACAGACTCTAGAGGTTTTTTGGTAGGTCAGGAAGTAGGTAGCATTGCCAGTTATGAAGGCTATAGTGATGTAGATTATCCAAATGGTAATCAAACATACACTGGTAGTTTAATTACTACTTGGATAGAGACGGGCGAAGGAGTAAGTGCTGCTTTACTAAAGACGCTAAAAGCTACTTTTGATGGTGGATTAAATACTACTGTTGATTTCAACTGGTATAAAGATTTTGGTCTAACCGCTTTCAGAACAGACTCTAGAGACCTTGAGCCTTCAAGTTCAGGGGAGATATCAGAATATGGTATAGCTGAATACAACATAGCAGAGTACGCACCGCTTATAGGTCAGAAGGAATACAGCATTCCTTTATCTGGCTCTGCCAAGCACTTGAAGCTTGGAATTAATATGCTTGTTAATAATAACTCAGTATCTTTACAAGATTTAACTCTCCTGTACAAACAGGGAAAACTTAGATAGGAGAAATAAAAATGTCAAATTATTCAATACAAACAACAAACCCCACTTGGAGTGAAAAAGATGTTCTTAATACTGGAGCTACTGGAAAAACAATTAAGGCAGCAGAGCTTAGTGCTGAGTTTCTTGCTATAGTTGACGCCATAGAAGATAAGGCAGAGGTTAGTGGTGCCTCAAGTGAACCTTTCGCAACCAGCACGGCAGAGTCATCATCCAACACCACTTTAGCTGCTAGTACAGAGTATGTTACAAGCGCTTTGGTTGAACACACACCTGCATCTGACAGTAATGGCTATGGAACAAGATACGTTCAATCAGCAGACCCAGCCGCAACAGCGGCTTCTGGGGATGTATGGTACGAGATTTAAACTATGACATTAAAAGTAAGAAATTCATCAAGTTCTTGGGACACGGTTAACGAAGTTCGTGTTCGGAACGCTACTGGCTGGGACAGAGTAAAAACTATCAAAGTTCGAAATGCTACTGGCTGGGATGAAGGGCACCGCTCTAAGTTTACTTTTCACTACAAAACTAATGGTGGTATTGGCGGTGGACCAACCTACAATAAGGCTGATATAAGCGCAATTCTTGGTGATGACGATAACTTCTTTGATATTGAGATATTTATTGATGATGGAGTCACTATCTACTCTGATGATGTAGACACTCCTGCACTTAAAACTGGCACAGGGTCAAGTGATACTAGTGCTATATTTACAATCATCAACAACGGCAATATTTATGGGGCTGGTGGTACTGGCGGTGATGGTGGTGACGCTACAGGATATAGCGACATGGAGGGATTGACATTTGATGGTGATGACGGACAGGATGGAGGTGATGCTTTATATTTAGAGACAGACATAATTCTTACCAATAATGGAACTATAGAAGGCGGTGGTGGTGGTGGAGCAGGGGGTGGCGGTGCAAGTTACAACCCTAGTGCGAACACCGATGCTGGCTCTGGTGGTGGGGGCGGTGGAGGTGGACAGTCTGGGTATATTTTAAGTATAGGTACAGGTGGTGCTGGAGGAGCTGTTACAGGGTCCTCATCAGATTTTTTACAACCTGGTGATGATGGAGAGGATGGAACAATAACATCTGCAGGTAATGGGGGTGATACAACAACCGCTGTTGCTGGTAATGGGTTGGCTGTTACTGGCGGAGTAGGAGGAGATGGTGGCGTGTTTAATACAGAAGGGGCTGATGGTTCAGACAGTTCTGGGTACGTTGGTAGCAGCAGCACAGTCCACAAGGATGGAGGTACAGGTGGCGCAGCAGGTACAGCAATTGAAGCAAACGGATTTGAATATGAATAGCCAAGTAACCACATTAAAAACGCACAGGATAATTAGGAGATAGAGAGAGATGGCACAAATAATAGGTTCTGGGGCTGGAGGTAAATATGTACCTTCGGTTGTTGAGAAACAACAAAAAATAGAGAACACATATGCTAATGTACGAACTTCATCGAGTGGTCCGGTTACAGGATACACAGGACGAGGTAATCAAGCATTAGGCGAGGGTAATGCTACTACAAGCGGTGGTACTGGTGATAGTCTTATTGGTGCTGCGATGTCGATATATAGTAGTGCACAACAGAGAAAGATTGCTGGAGAGAACAGAAAGTGGCAGGAAGACCAGAATACACTAGCATACGAGAGGTCTCTACCTTGGAGTAGCTATGGTCCTGCTGGTAGTGTAGAGTTCGACCCCGAGACTAAAG